ATAGATACTTAACCTATTTAAAGGTTTGATACATGTAACTCAATGTCTGATACATGTCTAATCATGTAACTCAATGTCTAATCATGTCTGACATAGGTACAACTCTACCCTCTTAGTTACTAATCATTCAGGTTACTAACAGAACTGAGCGTATCGTATAGTATCGTTACGACGCGCGAGAGCACTTACCCTTGCGTAGCTATCAGTTTTGTACAAAGACTCGAGTACAGGCATCCTGTGCGCTCCGCACAGTGTACCACGTCTTGTGTGCTGCGTGTTGCGTGCGCTATATTATCCACTATGTGCTCACTACAGCGTGTTTCGTACTACTTGCAGAGTCTCCCTTGCTACCTGCCTCGTGCAGGCTACTGCTAGTTATAGACATTTCGTCTACCCCCGGTTGTCGTACGCTCTTTTCATACGGCTGCGTACCATCGCCTTCTCTCCTAAATACACTTGTGAAAATGTATTTAGAAAAGACTCAACTCGTAGAGAGTTGAAATCTTAACAAGACTTACGCGAACGGATTAGTGTTCGGTACTTCAGAAGCATCCATAGTTACTTCTTTAAAGTCTTCAACAACACCTTCTTCAGGTAGATTAACATCTATGTATTGTTTGTACATATAATCCATCATTGCTTTGTGAACATCTTTCTTGAAGTTCTCACGCTGCAACTCACCATTGAAGTAGACTTGAAAGCTATCCTCATTTGGGTTGGTTGAAGGTCGCTGCTCTATTACAAGCATGGAACACTTCTCACCTTCCGGGGTGAACTCAGTGATTTGGAAAGCATTCTTATACGTCTTGCCTTGGCTATACCAAGTAACAGTGTTGTATACGTTGACTTCCTTATCACCTTCGTTAGATGAAAAGATGTTGCTGATTTCGCCGAATGTCGGCATTTTATATGTTGTTGACATATTAGTTCTCCTTTAGAGATTATGATACTTTACACTCATGTGTCAGGCGTATCGTGAAAGACCTGTTATTTACTGCGTGCTGTGATCAGTGTGTTGTCAGCAGCGTGCAGTGAATTCTGTGCTGTGCGCAATATACTCAGCGCTATCTGAGGAACACTCAGTATCGCTTGCTATGTGCGATTCACTCTTTGCAGAGTGCTCGTTACTATTTGCAGTATGTTTACTGCAGTGTGTTCTGGTCATTTTACCCTCCTGACTCAGATGTACTATTCAAAGGTATAGTACGGACCTTCCCCCTTAACGGTTCAAATAGACACCGCTAATATTAGTAGTGCAAACATCATTAGTACGAATACTATTGAGCCTACTACTTCTCCGATGACATCTTTTTCAGACTGTTCAAGAAGCTTCCACCCCTTGAACATCAAGATGACACCGTATACTGACACTGCTACTAACAGTACCAGCAAACCACTAATAATGATATCAAACATTACATTTCTCCTTATAATGGTTGTAAATCATCAATTCTAACCTTCGAGGCAAGCTCAAGGGTTTCGATTGAATCTTCAGCATCTGGATAGATACTGAAAGATAACAAAACACCAACTTCTTTCAAAGCTTGCGCTTCATTAGAAGTGACGACACTTATGGTCTTACTACCTTGAGGTCTCGCCCAAGAATAGTATTTAAAAGTATACTCATAGACCTTTGGGTATACAGTGTTGTTGTCATCTTTCATGATGATCTCCTTTGTTATTATAAAAGTAGGCCTAGTTAACGTCCAGACCCAAGACGGAAGCGCTAGTAGTAGTACTCGCCGTAAAGCTCGAGACATTCAGTATCGGTTGCCGCGCAACTAAATGAATCTTCGCCCGTAACTACATCACTAATGAACGTGTACAATAAGAATGTGAATACGAAAGCGTACCACATCATTAATAACAACACCACAGTCTTAATGACTAGCTCGATAGCAATACTCCACCAACGATAACAGTCGATGTCGTAGTACTCTCTAAGTTTTTGAATTGGATTAATCATGCCAATCTCCTTTTGTATATCGCTAAGTACACTCGTTAGAATGCACTCAGCAATACAGACTGAGGTTTTTGTGGTTGTTATACCTTTAAACATACTCTGTTGAATATGCTTAAAGCTATAACAAGTATAGCCTGCCCTCCTCTCCGTAAGAACAGAGAGGTCGTTACTTCGGGCACCCAGATGTGGAGACTAAGCGTATTGCTTAATCCAAGCAACGACTTCCTCTTCACAGATGTACATCAATCTGTGTCGAGACTCATCACTAAACGTCACATGGAATTCGCAGTCGCCTACTTCTTCCACGAGGACGTTTAGTACGTCACTCAGCACTATCACAACTGTACCTTTACGGTACAGAGTGATAGCGTCCACATCCTTCATGTATCTTGGATGTGTCATAATAGTTTGTTCATTGTTACATCTCCTTTTGTTATTATTATCAAAGCTCTTCAAGTACAAGAGCGACTCTTACATGCTCACTATAACCGTACTTACCCTCAGGTGGATAGCTTAAGCGCTTAGCATAGTCAGTAGCACTATGTGTCGCTTCCTCCAGGTCTTCGCACTGTATGAACAGCACTAGGTCTGGTGAAGGGTATTCTTCCGGGTATGAATCCGGTTCGGTTTGAATGATGGTAACGTGTAGAACTATTTTGTAAGTAATCATAATGATTCTCCTATGTGCGATGATTCAGGCTCACTGCATGCCTTTCTCCCTGGACAGGAGGGCATATATATATTACACACAGGCGCTGACCTTGAAGAAATGACACACGAACACTAACCTCAAGCTTTTAGTGAACACACAAACACTAACCTTGAGCTTTTCTGAAACACGAGGGTGCATCAATAAATACACGTACTAGCTAGGGTAAATAGACAATTTAAAAATAAAATTTCAGGAGATGATATGAGAAATGATAAGCAGAGAGCTGCTGATAAGAAGATGGTTGCAGCAGGTAAACCTCATAGGTTTCAACCTGGTGTATCAGGTAATCCTAATGGAAGACCTAAAGGATCGAAGACTAAGATTACTTTAACTAAGGAAGCTTTTGAAGAAGTTGCAGGGTTAAGTCCTGGTGAGATGTTAGCTATGATAGCACAACGACACTTTGCTCAGAATACAGCAGCAGGTGACGCATTGGCGATTAAGGCTATTATGGAAGCGAATAAATATATTGAACCTACTAAGGATGCAATGGCTGAAAATGAAAGTCTTACCGATATGTCTAAAGAAGAAATTACGAATAGACTTAGAAACTTGAAGATTGTAAATGATGAGTAATAAAGAAGCCGCTGAGCTGATAGTAGAACTTGAAAAGCGGGAAACTTGGGATAGATGGAAAGAAGATCCATTAGCTTTTATAGAAGAAGCACTAATGATCTATCCTAAAGATGCAGATAAGGGATTGATACATCTAAAGATTAATAAAGCACAGGTAGCTGTTGTTGATGAGTATATCAAGCAGATGGCAGAGATTGGTTATGTAAGAATGATTATCTCTAAGTATCGTCAAGCTGGATTCTCAACGATTAGCTCTGCATTAATCTTTCATCGTACTTTGTTTTATGAAAACACTAGAGCTGTAATTATTAGCTTAGATAAACCAACAACCGAATCGATCTTTAGTATGTCCAAGACATTCTGGGAAAACCTACCTACTAATATTAAACCAGAGTTAGGGATATCGAATAAAAGAGAGATGGTTTTTAAAGAGAACGATTCTAAATTTAGATTGTTTACTGCTGGTGCTGATAATCCAGGTCGTGGTACTACTAATACCGCTTTACTATGTGATGAGACCGCTTTCTTCCAGAACGCTGAGAAAGTTATGGCTGGTCTATTCCAGTCGGTATCACTTACTAAAGGTAGTATTATTATTATTAATAGCACCTCTAACGGTGCTCAAGGTGTTTATTACGACCTATGGAATAAAGCTGAGAAAGGGGAAGGTAACTTTACTCCTTTGTTTGTTCCATGGTATTTGCAAGACGAGTATACACTAAAAAGCCCAGATGCAATAGAATGGACTGAACCAGAGTTAAAGCTACAAGAGAAATGGCAATTAAGTAAAGGTCAATTATATTGGCGTAGAATTAAGATTGCTGAGACTTCTCTTAATCTATTCAAGCAGGAATATCCGTTTACAGCAGAAGAGTCATTCCTGCAATCAGGTAGTTCTGTGTTTAATAAAGAGTCTCTTGATAGGTACGTTACTGTAGCGGCAGATTCACTTAGAGAGTTTAATGATGCTTATAGTTCATTCGATGAATCCTCTGGTGGTACTCTTTCAGTATGGGAAGCACCTCAAAGAGATAGTAAATATTTGATTGGTGCCGATGTTGCGTTAGGCGTTAGAGGTGATTACTCCGTTGCTTGTGTTATGACAAGCAATAGGGAAGTTGTTGCTATTTACCGAAGCAATAGAACAGACCCGGTTAGGTATGGAAGGATCCTGTTTTATTTAGGACGATGGTATAATAATGCTTTAATTTGTCCAGAAGCTAACTCGATTGGTATTGCGACAGTTCAACAGTTATTTGGTATGAACTATCCTAATATCTACCAACAAAGGAAAGTAGCTAATACAGTATCAGATAGTATTAACCATTTAGGTTTTAAAACTACTGCTGCTACTCGTTCGCCAATCATTTCGAATCTTAGAAGAATGATTGAGGATGAAGATATTGCTATTCCTTCTGTGTTAGCTATTGAAGAATTAAGAAACTTTATTGTTACTCCACAAGGAAAGCCGGAAGCATCTGTCGGTCACCATGATGACATAGTGATGTCGCTTGCAATTACTTGCGAAGCATATAGAACACATGGCAATTCCCTCACTAATAGAACATTTAGTTGGGGTGAATTAAACCATACTTACCAAATTGAAGAGACAAGATGGCTATAATTTCCATCAATAGAACCTATTTTGTGCTTAAAATTATGAAACATTAGGCATATAAAAATCGAGAGAGCGCGAATGAGCAAACAAAAAATAGAAAAAATTACAGACGAGCAATTGCTAGAGTCTATAGATAGAAATTTAAGAAATGCGACTGGAGGTTACACCGGTTCTTCGGATGTAGCAAAAAGACGTGAAAATTCAATTTACGAAATGAGCTTAGAGCCTAAAGGGGATTTAGTCCCTCAAGGTGTTTCTAAGATTGTTTCATCGGATTCTGCAGAGATTGCAGAAGGTTATACCGCGCTGTTAACTAAGTTACTACTTGATAACAATAAGTTAGCATTATTTATCCCTTATAGCAACGAAGTGGCTTCTATCAAAGCCTCCCAGGTTGCTTCGGATGTAGTAAATTACTGTTTGTTTAACTCTAATTCGGACGGCTGGACAAAATTGTCTACCTGGATTAAGTCTGCAGTTGTATTCGGTAACAGCGCCATAACCTGGGGATGGGAAGAAAGCTTTGATTATGAAGTAGAAGAATATGATACGATTCAAGAGGCTTTATTAGATCAAATCTTAGCTGATCGTAATGTTGAGATTGTTGGCGATCTTAATATGAAAGAAGATCTTATTGAAGGGCCTATCGTATATGAAGATGTTAGGTTGCGCCGTAAGATTGATAAGTCAGGCGTTAGAGTTCGTAACATTCCACCAGAGTCTTTTGTTATTGACAAAGGAGCTGAAACTATAAGTGAAGCTAAATTTATTGGACTAGTCACTGATATGACTCGTTCTGACATTAGGCGTAACTGGCCAGATTTCAAAGGTGATCTTTCTGAAATGGGTGAAGAAGCCTCTTTCAGAGATTCAGAGTGGTCATTAGAGTCTTATGCTCGTAAACAATCAGCAGGTATAGATAATTGGATTAATTCTGATGATGAAGAGGATGAAGCTAACATGTCAGTAACCGTTATTGAGTGTTGGATTCGTTCTGACCGGGATGGAGATGGTATTGCAGAGTTAGTACATGTTATTAAAGCTGGCGATGCTATTCTTGAAGAAGAGGATAGTTCTTATATTCCTATTGCTGTACTTAACCCAATAGAAATTCCTCATGAATTTCACGGGTTATCTTTACTTGATATGGCTCGCCCTCAGACACAAGCTACTACAGCTATTATGCGAGGGTTCGTTGAGAATGTTTATTTCGGTAACTATGGAAGAACGTTGGCAGATCCTAACGTTGTTGACTTTGCTGCATTACAAAATCCATTACCTAAGCAGATTATTGCTACTAATGGTAATCCGGCCGCAGCTGTTCAGCAATTACAACCCGAGCCGATAAGCCCAGGTACTGCAGGAATGTTAGAGTTCTTAGGGTTACAAAAAGAACAATCTACTGGTCTTACTAAGACTGCAATGGGATTAAATGATACATTGTTTGTTTCAGGTAACTCAGAACAGAAAATGG